GCCATATTTTTTTCATCATATGTTACAGCATAACGTGGAGCTACACCTAAATTTGGCATATGTAATGCAATAGCAGTCTTTAATCGTTTTGTTTTACCTTGAAATTGCGATGTTTGTGTTGCAACAGCACCTGCACCAATTGCGCCAATTGCGGCACCAGCATAGCTAGATTGACCTAATGCACCTAAAGCAAAACCTGCGCCAATTTGTATACCAGCAACTTGAGTTCTACTTAAATCTAATCTTTGTGCTTGTCCTACAAGTGTACTATTTTCTCTAGGAGTAAAATCATCTACTGTTCCTACTTTTTGATCTCGTATTAGTTTACTATCAGCGGCAACATTAATATAAAATACAACATAATTTTTTCCGTATTCAGCACGATTACCTAATAAATCGTCAGGGTATTGCATATTTTTAATATTGTATTTTTTATCATCAAATGTATCAGATGATGTTGGTGCATTAATTGAACCACCGGTTGAGGCATCATTTGGATCCCACCCACCGGTACCTGGGCCATTATCTGCCCAACCGCCTGCATTCCAATTTGGTGCTATTTGTGCCATTATAATTCCTAAAAAGTCTTTATATTATTTATAATAAATATACGATATATGTATCACAAAAGAAAGTATAAACCAATTTACCCAGAAAAGTATGAGGGTGATCCAACTAATATTATTATGAGAAGTAGTTGGGAAACTCGTTTCGCCTTATGGTGTGATCGTAATCCCGCAATTGTTAAATGGTCATCAGAAGAGACAGTAATACCATATCGATGCCATACAGATAATAGATTACATCGTTATTTTGTAGATTTTAGGATTAAATTAAAACAAACAGATGGTACAATTAAGACTTATATCGTAGAAATCAAACCACATGCACAAACTAAACCTCCTGAGTATCCTGGTAAGAAAACAAGAAGATTTATTACAGAATCTATGACATTTATTAAAAATCAATCAAAATGGAAAGCTGCAGAGGAATGGTGTAAAGATAGAGGCTATGAATTTAAAATAATAACCGAGAAAGAACTCGGTATATAGGCATATAAATAATATTATGGCATCTTTAAGAGACATTTTTGATAAAAATCAATATGATTTAGGTCAAGCTGCAAAGAAATCAAAGAATTGGTTTCAACAGCAAGCTAGATTATTAGGCCGTCAACAAGTAACTCCTCAACGAGCAATGAGAGGAGGAGAATTGACATCTAGACCTATGCCTGGTAAGTTATATATGTTTCTATATGATCCAAAACATAAAGAAACTTTACCATATTATGATATGTTTCCTTTAGTTTTTCCTTTTTCAAAGGATTCTACAGGATTTACAGGTTTAAATATGCATTATTTACCATATCAAATGAGAGTAATGCTATTACAAAGATTGATGGATTTTGCAAGTAATAAAAATATGGATGAAACAACAAAATTAAAGTATTCTTGGAGTCTTATTGACGGAGTTTCACGATATAAACTAGCACAACCTTGTGTTAAAAAATATCTTGCTGGTCATGTAAAAACACAATTAAAATTAATTCCTGCAAATGATTGGGCAACGGCAATGTTATTACCGGTTGAACAATTTGTTGGATCATCAAAACAAAAAGTCTGGCAAGACTCACTAAGAGGTTAATATGGCAAAGTTAAATGACTTTATAGCTCAAGTTAAATCTGAAGGATTAATGAGAACCAATAGGTATATAATAGAAATGAATATGCCTACAGGTATGAGACCATCGGTTAATATGAGAAAAATTTTACTTCTTTGTGATTCTGTTAATATACCCGGAGTTACAATATCAACAACACCAGCAAGAACATACGGTGAAATAAGAGAAATGCCATACGAAAAGATTTTTGCTCCGGCAAACTTATCATTCTATGTTGATAATAAAATGGAAGTTAAAAAGTTATTTGATGAATGGCAAGCTGTCATACAAAACCCAGTGTCAAGAAACCATGGATACTATAGAGACTATACAACTAAAATTGATATTACAATTCTTGATGTCTATGATAACCAAAGATATCAAATAACATTGCATGAAGCATATTTAAAAGATCTAGGTTCAGTTCAAATGTCAAATGAATCTCGTGAAGTCATGAAATTAAATGTAACATTACAATATAAATATTGGACTGCAACAGATGCATATGCTTCTGTGTCACACCCAGATAATAGAGGATTCTTTGAAAAAATCTTTGATAGTTTATTTGGAGATACTAAAACAGGGTATTTTAATGATTTTAATGGATTTCAAAAAGAATATAATCAAACTACTCCTAATTTAGGTGGATTAAATTTAGCTGGAGCAGCTTACAGATTTTAATAAAGGCATATTATGAGTACTGATGAAAACTTATCTAAAGTGTTCGATACAGAACCAATGGATAAGACAGAAATTATAAAGAAAGACGGAACGGTGTTACCACCTAAGTCTAAAAAGATGGAAGAGAATATTAACTTTGATTATGATAGGTCTCGTGATAATCTTCACGGCTTATTAGTTCAAGGTCAAGATGCATTAATGAATGCATTAGAGATTGCTAAACAATCTGAACACCCTAGAGCGTTTGAGGTTGTTGGTAACTTAATTAAGCAGCTAGCTGATGTGAATGAACAGTTGCTTAATTTACATGAAAGAAAGCAAAAATTAGATAGTCCTAAAGGTTCTGAAAATAAACCAAATGGCGTAACTAATAATAATGCTATCTTTGTAGGCAGTACAAGTGAGTTGAATAAACTACTTAATGATTTAGATAATAAAGGAGATTAGTAATGGCTTTACCTAAGCAGAATACGATAACGTATTCTTTAATTGTGCCATCAACTGGAAAAGAAGTAAAATTTAGACCGTTTTTAATTAAAGATGAAAAGGATTTATTGTTAGCTCAGCAATCAGAAGATCCCAAATCAATGATTGATACGCTAAAAAATGTTATTAAAAATTGTGTAACTGATATTGACGTTGAATCATTAGCAACATTTGATTTTGAATATATCTTTACTCAAATTAGAGCTAAATCAGTTGGTGAAAATATTGAATTGTTATTAAAATGTGATAAATGTGATGATGAAAAAGCATTAGCAAAAGTTAGTATTGATATAACAAATTTAGAAGTAAATATACCTGAAAGTCATCAAAAGAAAATTCCACTATTTGATGATGTAGGTGTAATGATGAAATATCCATCTTTTGATACTATTGGTGAATTGACTAAAATTGATGAAACAGATATTAATCAAATGTTTGATTTAGTAATTGGCTGTATTGATCAAATTTATAATAGTAATGAAATATTTCATGCAAAAGAACAAACACGTGATGAAATGATTGAATTTTTAAATAATCTTTCATCAGAACAATTTAGTAAAATACAAAGCTTTTTTGAAACAATGCCAAAGTTATCAAAAGAAGTAGAATATGATTGCCCAGTTTGTGCATTAAAACACAAAAAAGTTATTGAAGGATTGCAAAGTTTTTTTTAATTAATCTCTCTCATGAAAGTTTATTTAACCATTATAAAATGAACTTTGCATTAATGCAGCATCATAAATATAGTTTAACTGAATTAGAAAATATGATGCCTTTTGAGAGAGAAATTTACATAGGGTTGTTAATTCAACACTTAGAAGAAGAAAAACAAAAATACGAGAGTAAAGCATAATGGCTATAATTAAATCAGAATTATCCGAAGGATTACAATTAAGTGTTAAGGCGCTTAGTGATAATGTACTTGTTTTAAATAAAAACATTGTTACATTAAATAAAACTCTTTCTGGAGAAAAATCTAAAGACGGTATGGGAGCTGAAGAAGCTCGTGAACAAAAATCTTTATTTTCAAGAATTGCTGATTATTTAAAAACGTTATCTGAATCTTCAACAAACAAAGGTGATTCAAAAGAAGGTAAACTTGGAGTTGGATTTACCGGCATTGCTATAGCTCTAGGTTTATTATATGGATATCTTAAAAAATATGTAGCAGTATTTGCTCAAGGTCTTAAAACAATACTTAAAGCTTTAGATTTTAAATTGTTTAATGGCGCTGTAACTAAAGCTATAACAAAAATAACAAGTTCAGTAGTAAATTTTGCTACAAAAATAGGAAGGGTATTTACTGAATCTAAAGGATTCAAAGCTGTTAAGTGGTTAGTCACAAAAGTTAAAGCTTTCTTTGGTGCAATAATGAATGTTGCAAAATACATTGGTAGTTTCCTAGGAAAAATGTTTGGTATGGTTGGCAAAGTTTTTTCATTCTTTAAATCTATTACCGGTGGATTTTCATCTTTTATAGGAATATTTGGTAAATTTGCTGCATTAGCCTCAAGATTATTTTGGCCAATTACAGTCATAATAGGTTTAGTTGAAGGATTATTTAAAGCATTTGAAAGGTATAAAACAGACGGAATTATTGGTGCTGTATTAGGATTCTTTGAAGGTGTAATTAATGGTATAATTATGAAGCCATTAGATATGCTTAAAGATATTGCATCTTGGATTGCAGAAAAGCTTGGATTTGAACAATTCTCAGCATTATTAGATTCATTTAGCTTTGAAGAAATGTTTAGTGGATTAATTGATGGCATATTAAATATTGGTGAATATTTTACTAAAGCTTTAGAATGGGTAAAAGATAAATTTAAATCTGTTAAAGATGCTCTCACATTCTGGAAAAGTGATGAACCAAAAGAAATGGAAGAAAAAGAAGTTAAAGTAACAAAAACTTCAAAATCACATTCAGGTGGAGCTGCAGGCGGGGCGGGCGGTTGGTACGATGATGGCGAAGGCGGAAAAGTATGGAGATCTGATTCAGCTCAACGAAAATTTGAAAGATTAAATAAAAAAGCTAGTGGAAAGACCGCTGAATCAAAAGCTGAACCTGAAGAAAAAGTAATTGTTACTACAGGAAAATCAGCTAGAGAAAAACATCAAGCAATGAAACAACAGCAACTTGATAAACTTGCAGCAAATAATCAAAGAAGATATGATGAAAGAAAGCAACAAGAAAATGCTAAAGAATCAATGGACAATTTCTTATTTCCAGATTCAGATGGAATGACTACTAAACCAAAAGCTGAAACTGAAGAAAAAGTAATTGTTACTACAGGAAAAGCTGCTAGAGAAAAACATCAAGCAATGAAACAGCAACAACTTGATAAACTTGCAGCAAATAATCTAAAAAAGAAATCTGGTTCAGCAGATTCTATTGATAATGCATCAGCTGACGCAGATTTTGCAAAAAATAAAGGTTCAGGAAATAAAGGCGGGAATGCATTTGTAAATGCACCGCAAATTACATCTAATAATTCAACAAATAATAATTTAGTTAAACCACCTCCTAAAAATCCTGATAGT